GACGGCCATCATTTTAGATGCCTGCTTTATTGCGCCGGGCAGGCGGGCCATCAACCCGCCACTCTGCCCCATCTGCCGGGTTTGCTGTGCACCAAAACGGTTCATCAAAGGGTTGCTCATTGTGCGGCCTCCTTCTTAGACTTTACGGATGTTGAAAAGGAAGCTTGCGGGGCAAGCGAAGCGCTGTATTGAGAAAATAGCACCGATGCCTTATCTTCCACGATTTTTTCCACATCTTCCCGTGTCAGCTGTGGTACTGCCGGTACTGATACAGGAGCAGTCAGCCCCGCCGGGTCTATCTGCTCAAACCGGTAATATTCCGCCGGGGCATATCCCATTGCGTTGGCTGTCTTTACCGCAAAGATCGGGTCAGACTGTACCATGATCCACTTCGTTTCACCTGGCTGTACACTTACCTTGTCCACATCTGCCAGGCTGGGAACCATTGTCCACGGTGTTTTAGGCTCCTGTGGGGTTTGCTGTGCGGTCTGCTGGAATGCCTCTTGAGATTCCCATCCCCATCCATAGCCAAGCCGCTGAGGAATCGGCTTTCCGGTATAAGGGTCATACTTGAACATTGAGCTTCCCTCCCTTTGCGCCAAGTGTACCTTTTTTCGCCGCCGAGAGAGTCAACGAACGTACAACGAAGGACAAAAAGAAAAAGCGCCCACACGGCACAGGACTGTGTAGGCGCTCAATCATTTGCACTCAATGAGTATAATATTTTCAAAAAGCGCTTGACATTTGCACCCATTGGGTGTATAATAAAGACAGTGAAAGACACAAACACACAACAACATGGAGGTACAAAATTATGAGAAACGCTATTGAAATCGCCGCTGACATCCGCAAGTCCGATGTCTGGGATTACGAGCTGTGCACCGAGCTGTGCAAGGCAGCTGACATGGAAGAAGAGTGGGAAGCTGCATCCGCTGGAGATTACGACTGGAACGACTCGAATCGCGGCCCCTCGTTTGAAGAAGTCGTTGAAGCCGCCGCTGAAAAACTGGGCGTTGAGATCTACTAAATAAAAAATTCCCCGCCCGATGCTTGCCACACCGAACGGGGGATTTTGTGAAAGACACCTCACACGGAGGTGTGCAACTATCCTATCACACGAAAGAAAGGAAGTCAATCATGTATACCAAAGCAGAGCTTTTTTCAATGGCCGCAGAGCAACCGAAGGAAATCTTTGTCAACAACATCACTCTGAGCGTACCAGACGATGCTGACAGCTGCCTTGATTTGGATGCTGAGAAGGAAAAGCTGTCTTCCATCTGGGATCTGGAGCACTTGTCTATGCGTGAGCTGGTAGCCCGCACTGGCCTGTCTCAGACCTCTTTTGCAAAGCGGACGGGTATCCCGCTGCGCACGGTGCAGAACTGGTGTGTCGGCACCCGCGACTGCCCGGCATACGTCCGCTTCCTGCTGGCCGAGCACTATGGACTGATCTGAGGGGGATTCCGGTATGGCGGCAAAAGATTTGACGGGTCAAACTTTTGGGAGCTGGATCGTGATAGGCGCATCCGAAAAGAGCGGCTATGTGAAGTGCCGCTGCAAGTGTGGCACAGAAAGGGATGTTCTTCGGGAATCATTGACCCGAGGAGCGAGCAAATCCTGCGGGTGCGTTCATACCAGGAGCGAGGCTCAGCTCAGGATGGATGAGCGGAGAAAAAAAGAGGGAGACCTTACTGGAAAACAGTTCGGTCGTTGGACTGTCTTGCACCGTGCGGAAAAAGATGGGTATTTTACATGCCAGTGTGAGTGTGGAACTGTAAAAGACGTGTATCGGCATAGCCTTACGTCTGGAATGAGCACAGGCTGTCAGCATTGTGCTTTCTCGCATAGCGATGCAATGAAGAGTGCAGCAGCCCAAAAATCCGCCAAAGCAAAAAAAGCAGCTATCGAAAAGTACGAAGGAAAGACTGTGAGTGGCTGGAAGATCATCGAAATCCTGCCCCCTCGAAAGCCCGATTCATCCCTGTGGTGCAAGGCGGTCTGCCCGCAGTGCGGAAAAACCGTTGAAGTCAGACTTACAAACATAACGCGCGCCAACCCGATTCTTCGGTGCTCCGACTGCGCCCGTGACATGAAAGAAAAGGTTGATGTCATCCACAGCGTTACCCAGGTGGACGGTTCTTCCCTCTCCTCTGTGAAATCTCGGATGGACGGAAAGGTCAACAAAAATTCCCAGACCGGCGTAAACGGCGTTGTAAAAAGGCCAAACGGACGGTACTTTGCCTATATCAACTTCAGAAGGAAGCAGATTTATCTTGGACTGTATGATGATTTTGACGATGCGATTGCCGCCCGGAAAAAGGCAGAAGCGGCGATTTATGGCGAGTATCTTGACCAGCATGAAGGCTGGGAAGAAGAGCTAAAAGAAAAGCTGGAAAAGCTGAAAGAGAATCAAAAATAAAAAAATCCCCCGGTGCAGCGGTAAGGCCACATCGGGGGATTTCGCTATGTATTTAACGCTCTGTTAATGATTTTTAGACGGTATCCTACCGCCGTCCGGCTGTAATGGGTCTGTGCCGCAATATCCGGCAGCGGAAGCCGCTCAACATACCGCAGTAAGGCTATCTTACGGTCTACCCTCCCAAGCGGTGCGCTTTTGATGGCGGCGGTCATCTGCTGTCGGTTAAGTTCTTGCAGCGCAGCGGGCAGCACTACACGAGCCGCTGCCACAGGCAGCACCGAGCCAGAAGGGCTGCGGCAACTGTCCTGCGTTGCGCACCATTACAGTGACGGCACCGAGATGGTATGTTTTCTTGAGGTCACGAAAACGTCCGATGACCATTTTCGTGATGTGCCGAAAATGCTCTTGTGCGATTTTGTTGACCTCAACAAAATCGTCGTATGTAGTGCTTGCCATGATAACCTCCTTACTGCTTTTGCAGTGCTGCCTTTGCCCGGTCAAAGAAAAACTGGATAATGGTGCCGATGGTCTCATCGGTGATGGCCCACGAGATAAATTTCCCCCACTTGCTGGCGCTGAGGGCCATGCGGAGCATCTGTGCCACCCACGCCTTGCGTTCTGCGCCGCGCTTCGTGCCCTGAATCTCGTGTTCTGCCTGCTCGATCAGGTCAAGCACAGTGCCCTTGACAGCAGCACCATAGCCCAGCCGGATGCAGCCCAGGGCGTAGAAGATGAACCCGCCCAGCATGAGCAAGAGGGCCACAGGGGCAGGAAGTGCGGTCAGGATATTACGGATTGCTTCCATGTGTTGTCACTCCTTTCAATCACAGATGGGCAGGGCTTTTGCCCGGTTATACAGCTCCGTGCCGGTCCCGTTGCCGCCCAGTGCGTGATAGCTTTTGTAAAGGTATTCGAGGTTTTTCAGGCCGCCAGTGTCAATGCTGCCCTGCTTGATGTAGAAGGTGCAGGACTGGTACAGGCGGTCGTGCATGATGGCCAATAGGCCCTCTTTCACGGCTGCGCGCTCCTCTTCCTGTGCCTTGATGCGCTTTGACAGGCCACGATAGGCAGCGGCCAGAGCACCGGTGATGCTGGTAAAAATAAGTTCTCCGATGTGTTTCAGGATAAACCCCCACATGGGCTTATACCTCCCGGAGCCGGGTCAGCCCCTTTGTCTTGATGATTTTCGGGTAGTTGAGGGTGGTCACGTTGAGGTCGACGTTGCCGGAGATGCCCGGCACAGAGCCCTTGCTGGTGTGCTGGTGGGCGTTGTAGTGGTATCCAACGGCGGGAGTGTGTCCGGTTGTATCGGACAGCCAGACATCCCAACGGCTTGCCAAGCGGCCCATGTCCAGTTCCATGTTGGAGTAGTGGGTGTAGGTGTACAGCTGGGCATAAAAACCCATCTTTTCCACCTGTTCCAGCGCATAGGCGGTGAGGTTGGTGAGGTCGAGGGTGCTCATGGGCTTGAGCTTGTTTTCCTCCACGTCCACCGCGATGGGCATGGTCAGCTCCTTGCCGTAGACAGCCTGCCGCAGAAGGGCAAGCTCTGCATCGGCCATCGCTTCGCTGGTGGCGTAGGTGTAGTAGTACACGCCCACGTCCAGCCCGGCAGCCCGGGCGTTGCTGTAGTTGGTCTCAAAGGTCGGGTCGATGTACAGGCCGTCTGCCCGCTTGGAGAGCTTGCGGTTGGTGCTCACGGTCTTGAGCATGGCCCCCTTGTAGCCCGCTGCCGCCACCTGTGCCCAGTCAATTTCACCCTGATACCGGCTCACGTCAATGTACCGGTAGGGCGGTTCCCCTGCCCACCCGGTCACGGTGTCCACAGTGGGCACGTCCGGTGCAGGAGCAGGCTCTTTCTTGTCGGCACTGTTACCGGCAGCATGAGAGAGCGCAGAGAAGATATCCCGCAAGAAGTCAAGCATCACTTTCCACCTCATAAAAACCCTCCTCCGTCAGCTTTTTCATCACGGCATCCTTATACCGGTCAGGTACGTTGTCGATGGTAAAAGCGCCGTCAAAGCGGTGCAGCTTGATTTGTGTCACATAGAACAGAACCATAGTATCCTCCTTACTGTGCGGCCAGCAGGTCAAGCATAGCCGCTTCCAGAGCGGCAAGGCGCTCTTCTGCGGTGGGCAGCTGTGCCTTTTCCTCTGCTTCCTTGCGGGCCTTTTCCTGTGCGGCCAGCTCGTCAGCGGTGTACAGCACATACCGCTGCACTTCCACCTTTTCGTCATAGGCTTCCTGAGCCGGAACGGCTTTGACATCCACGACTTTCTTTACGTCTTTTCCCCCGTTTGGATATTTACGGATGGTCTCATAGTGGCTGACCTCTTCCACGCCCGCCACAGCATCGTGGTGGATGGTCTGGGTCTCGGGTTTGAGATAGCCTTTCGTCAGGTCGGGGGCTTCGATGGGATTGCCGTTGCTGTCGATGATTTTCATAAGGTCTCCTTTCGGTTATTCCACTCTGCGCCAAATATACGTTGCGGTGTAGGGCGGCATATTGTTGTGAGGTTGGCCAGTGCCACTAGAATTTGTTGCTAGATAACCCGCAGATTCATCTGCGGTATCGACTATCGATATATCATTAATGAGGGTATGATATTGTGTTTGGAATTTAATTCCAACTGGATTTGAGGTTTTATAATACCATTTGTCGTTTCCAAGAGCGACAACTTCATGTGAGTGTGGGCCATTCTCTAGCTTTGTCAATGAATGCTTTGCTTCACCGCCCGTACTCCCTGCCGCATAGGTATCACCCGCAGCCAGGATAAAACAGTCTTTGATCTGCTCCCACGTCCCGCCGATAAAGCTTGCCGGGGATGTGGGGTCGTCGCTGACCCAGAATTTGATTCTGGCGAGGTCTTCTTCTCGCTGGGCGGCGAGAGCTTTCAATGCCTTCTGTGCGTTGTTGACCTGCCTCATCAGGTAATTGTATCCGTGCTGTTCATCCATGCCGACTTCTGCGCCGGTCGGGGCGACGGTCTGACCGGATGTCCAATTTTCCGGGAGATCAGCGGGAAGAGGAATGTTTTTCAGGATATCATCCGCCATAAAGCAATGTTCCCTCCTTGAAGATAATGGTGTGTTTAAACTTTGTTCTGGTCGTGGTTTCGATGCTGACATCGTTCTGTGTGAGGGCGGCTCCGAACGCATCTTGTGCGGAGATGGCAGAGACTTTTGTGATCTTTTCCGATGGCAGAAGCTCATACTGCAGCGTGACTGCCGCACCGGAAAGGCTCTTTGCGAGGTTCGGAACGGTATACTCGCCGTTCAGCTGCACCATGTTGATGTGATCCGCCAGATACGAGGCAAGGCTTGCCAGAAGTAGCGGGGTCACAGATGCAGAAGCGGGCGTGGCGGCCGTCACCGGGACAAAATTATTTTGTCCCGGTGACGCGAAAGCATCCTTGCCCAAAAGCCAGCTGCCCAGAAGATAGTGATACCGGCTTCCGTTTGCCAGCACGGTGTCCGCCCCCTCCAGAATAGAGAGATTTACGTCCACGTCTGTTTTTTCGGTAATGCCGAAATAGCAGTCCGATGCGTACAGCGTTTCTCCCGCATCGTTCAGTATCTCGTAGTGCGTGACAGTCGGAATGTCCGCCATCGGCTCTACGGACGCTTCCAGCTTCAGATTCTCGCCTGAGATTATCAACGTTTCAGAACCCACCTGCAGTGTCGCAGATGCAATGACGCTTTTCAGCGGTTTCACGGTCGCCGCGCGGTTGAGCCGTGCCGTCGTGGCAAGCTCTTCCGCCCTGTGGGCAACGCCCAGAAGAAGTGTCCGCGTCAGTGTCGGTGATGCAGCAGCCTTTGCGGTCGTCCATCCTCCGAACTCGGCAAACGGCTTTTCCCCAAGGGCCCAGCCGCCCAGCCGATACTGATAATTGGATTTCTGCACATCGACCTGCTCTGTGATCAGGATCCCGGTCTTGAGGTACGGCATACTGATAAAGACGATGTGAGCGGGCTTGATCTGGTTGATCAGGTGTGTCACCTCGTCGTAGTACGACTGGTTCTTTGCGCTCGTCGCAAGCCTCAGCTCGTAGAGCGGGTATGTGATGGAGCACGTCCATTTACCCGCGCCAATCAGCTCATCCAGCTTCTGATACAGAAACCCCAGTGTGTAGGGCGGGCGGGTCGCAATGCGGGTCATTACACGCTGCCTGCGAAACTGCAAAGATTCCTTTTCCGGGACAGCCACGATGTGAAACACTTTTTCCCACCGTGCAACGGAATCCTCGTCCATGGTCTGGAAAAAGAAATTGCTTTGAACCCCTTCCACAGAACCGGCCAGCCGATCAAATTCCGCCTTTTCGGCAGCACAGATCTGCTGGTAATCCTGCACTTCCCGGTAGATGGGCGGCAGCAGCGGCAGCAGTTCATGCGAAAGATCAAGCTTCATGCAGTGTCACCGTCCCAACCACAGGGACCTGCTGCCGTTCTCCGGTCTCTGTCAGAATCAAATCGTCCGCGGCTCCGTTCAGCTGGACGTTTGTCACGTTTACCACGCCCTCTGCCGTGATGATAGCCGCAGATACGCGGGCCGTGTAGACGTTGGCGCTATACTCAATTCCGGTCTTGCTGATATTGGTCTCCCAGCTTTTCCGCACATTGAGCAGATATTCCTCCAACGCCTCCCGTACCGCGGTGCGAACTGTATCCAGCGAGTAGCTGGGCAGGAGTGTCACCGATGCGGTGACCGAAACTTCCAGCTTCTCCGGGGCCGTGATCGTTACCTTTGCACCGATGGGCGCAAGACCGAGCCCCTGCCCGGAGTACGGCAACGGGTCGATGGTGTTCTGAATGGTCTGCACAAGGTCGGTGGATGCAGGCAGCCAGTCCGCACCCAGAACGGAGCAGAGCACCGTGCCGCCGCCTCTCCATGTCGGGTACACCTGCACAGCGCCCACACCGTACAGCTTTTTGATCTCCTCCACGTACTGCGCCACATTGCCGCCAAAGGAGCGGCTGTTCAGCGACGCTTCGATGCGGGCGCGGAATTCGTCATCGGTCTCGGTCTCGTCTCCGGGTGTCAGGATATCCGAGATCCGGGCAGAGGTCAGGCCCTGAATGGTGTCGATGGGTAGGATAGGGCCGGTGTAGTCGTTGCCGATGGTGCCGGGCGTTTCGGCCAGAAGGCGGTAGGTGTGCCCGGAACCCAGAGCGGACAGCGCAATAAAATTGATACTGTCCGCGCCGTTGATGGTAGAGAACCGGCTGCCCAGCGGGATATCAATATTGAACTCGCCTTTTCGCACCGCTGCCGTGGCCTGCTTGCGGGTAACGCTGGCGATGGGGGCCAGCAGATCCAGCGCTCTGCCAGTGGCTGTCTGAAAAAACGCCTGCCGCTGCATCATGTTCAGGGAAAGGAAGAACCCCTCAAAGACATAGGCGGCGGGAGAAAGAGCTGTTGGGATAGGGCTTGTGTCCCGCTTGTCGTAGTCGTCCGGGATCTGAGACAGCATATAGTCCAGAATGGCCCGGTACTGTGCGGTAGAAAAATCGATCATGCTGCGGTGTTCACCTCCGTGCTTGCCTGCATTTCGCCGTAGATCGTGGAGACGGTAAAGGACGCTGTCAGGGCCTGTCCCTGCACCGTGTAAGAGAAGTCCTTCACGCCGGTCACCCGGTCGTCCACGGTCAGGGCCTCTTCCAGGCGGCGCTGCAATTCTGCCGCCACATAGCCCGGGTCTTGCCCCAGCAGCCCCTCCCACTCCATGCCGCTGTAAGAGCGGAAGATCTGCCAGCGGTAACGTTCCACGTTCAGGATCACATTCACGGCCTGTTTTACGGCCTCGTACCCATCGCACTCCCCGGTGATGCGTCCGGACTCCGGGTCAATAAACCAGGTTCTGGACGGCTGAGAGACGTATTCCACGCCGCCGGAAAGGTTGATGGACGCGCCTGTGGGAAGCGTAGCCATTACGATTCACCTCCGTATACCCGGGAAAGAACAATGAACTTCTGGCCACTCTGAACACGAAGGAGCAGCACCTTGTCCCCGGCTTTCAAGGCCGGGTTCAGGATGATGTACTTTTTGTCCTTGCTCAAAGGAAGCGCAGCGCCGTTTTCCCAGCCCACAAAGTTTTCTGCCTGCACTTTTTCGTCAAATCCATCCGGCAGAGCCGACCACTCCGTGAAGTAGGGCGGGGATGTGAATGCGACCTCGCTTGGGCCGGACGGCGTTGCGTGCTTGTGCTGCAGGATCTTGATCTCGTGCCGGTGACGCAGGATGGGGATCTTTTTTTCAATGACAGGCTCTGCCAGATAGAGCACAGCCTGCTTCAGCGGGGCCATTGCTTCGCTGATCTGGATCTCCAATTCATCATCGTCCGGCGGGGCCTTTGTCACTGTTCCGATCTGCAGGTCTGTGGGCTGCCCAGCATCGTTGGTCTGCCGGTTGATCTCCTGCAATACTCCCAGTAAATCCACGTTTCTCCCTCCTTACAGTGCTTTTGCTTCCAGTTCCATGGTGTGCTCGTCATTTTTGAAGGTGTGCTCCACCTTTTCCAGCATGACATACTTTTTGAACGGCTCACCGTCCAGATCGGACAGGTTCACCAGGATCAGCGCCCCAGCCCGCAGGCCCGGCACGCCCAGAGAAGAGAACTTGAGCTGCTGCAATACCCGGTTGTAATACTCCAGGCTCACTTTTGCCTGTTCCTTTACCTGAGCGTCGTTGGCGGCCTCGTCCACGGTCTGATACAGCTGCAAAAGGCCCCACTTCCCGATGTGTTCTGAATCCTTCATCACGAAAACATCCGCCTTTCCCGTCTTCTGATTGGGCCGGGCCAGCTTGATGCTGTTGTAGGTCTGGGTGTCGATGGAGGAATCAAAGGTGTAATTCGTCATCAGGCTGTAATCACCGATGACGATATCGGTTTTCAGGTCGTTGGCTTCTTTCAGGGCCAGTCCGTCACCGGAATCGTAGAACACGTAGACCTTGCCGGTGTTGAGCAGGGTCTTTTGCAAGGCGGTGTTGATGATGTCGATGCAGCTTTTGTCCTGCATGATAAGGGAGGGCAGCTTGTAGCCAGTGTCGGCCAGCTCCCCCACGTCCAGCTCAAAGTCCTCTGCGATCTGCCGGATAATGTCCCCGGCGCTTTGGCCATAGAACGAATAGCTGGAATTGGCCTTGAGATACCGGATGCGGTCATAGCAGACCACGTCCACCGGCCCCCAGCGGTCAAAGCCACGGGTAAACACCCAGCCGTAAAACTGCAGCTGGCCATTCACAGAAAAGCGGATCACGTCTCCCTCTTCCAGCTTGGATTCCGGGGTGCGTAGGTAGGTAAAGGTCAGCTTGCCCGGCTGACCGGTGCGCTGGGTAGACCAGACCACCTGCGTGGTGCTGTTCGTCAGGTTCAGGGTGTTTCCGGTGGCTTTCTGAGCGGCCAAAAGCTCATAGGTCATCCTTCCACCTCCTGCAGGCTGTTCTCCGGCATCCAACCCAGCACAGTGCCGCCGGTGTCTGCCACGCAGACGGGGCAGGGCCGGGTACGGTCAATGATGCGCCGCACCACAACGATCTGTCCGTGGATACTGGCCAAGACTTCCTCCCCACTGCCGGTGCCGTAGACTTTCCCGGTGGCTTTCCGTCTGGCCCCCACAACGAGCTTGTCTGCGGGGGTGCTTCGGGTTGGGGTCAGAGAGAGCTTTACAGCGCCTGCGGCATCCACCGCAGTGTTTACCGCCGTAGCTGCTGAAACGGCCCGTGCGGCCACGCTGGCCACGTCAGAGATGATGCTGGCCGGGGAAAAGGTTCCGGTCTGGCCAGCGCCCTGCACAACGGCCCTCTGCGGGGAGTAATCTTTGTACTCGGTCAGGCTTAGGTCGAAATAGAAATCCCCCGTCTCCGCACCGCGCTCTTCTGCCTTGAAGCTGGTAACGAGGCACCGAAAGCCCAGACTCGGCCCCAGGAACGGTACGCCGTTCTCATAGAACCGGACGGGCGTGTAGACGATGGGAGATTTTCTCTTCATGGCGGTGGTGAAGAACGCCATATACACCGCCGGGGGCAGATGAATGCCGGTCTGGCCCGGCAGCCGCCGCCCGGGCAGCAGGCCCGAAATGGACACGGTGCGCAGGTTCGGCGTGCGGGGCTGCATGATAGGGCCAAGGCCCAGCACGTTATAGGTTCCGTTGTCAGCAGAAAGGGTCTCCGGCAGCTTTTCCGGATTGATGGGCAGGGCGATCACCGTTGCGCCGCTGGAAAAATACAGTTTGTACAGGGACATCTCTTTCTCCTTACTGCACGGTGACGGTGCTGCCTGCGTTCATCATATCCAACAGAAGGTCCCGCAGGTTGTCTGCCAGATTCCGGGCATCCTTTTCGGTGCTGCCGGTGTTCTGGCCCTGCACGGTGATCATGGGGGTCTGGCTTGTCAGGTTGACGTTATTGACGTACTTGCGTTCAGCCACATCCACCAGCATCTTGATCTGCTCATCGGACAGATCCACCGTCTTTGCAATCTTGCCGGTGTTCTTGTCGATGTTGCCCAGCAAATCTTTTACGTCTGCCGCTTGCGGAATTTCCAGCTCTCCCGTGCCGGCGCCCATAAGGCCGGATTTTCCGAGGTTTGCGCCCCAATCGCGACCGGCCTTATAGGCCTTGCCAAGGTCGATGTTTTCCCACGGCTTGACGACTTCCGTGTAACCGCTGGCCCACTTTTCATATTTGCGGTCGCGCTGGAGCTTTGTGACCGTGGCATTCACGCCGCTGGTCAAATCCACGGTCACGCCTGGGATCTTGTTCAGCAGGCCCTCCAGTCCCTGCGCGATGTTCTGCAAGTACTGCATTACCGTGATCGCCATGTCGTAGAATGCGATTTTGATTGCAGCCAGGGGGTTGTTGAACGCATTCGCCAGGAAATTCACAAAAGCAGCAAAGCCGTTCTGCAGCGGGACCAGAACGCCGTTGAAGACGAATGCGCCCACAGTCGCAAATGCTCCCGTGATGATGCCGGTGGCCGAAATGCTGGAACCGGTCAGCTTGTTGAATGCTGCCACACCGCCATACAGAGCAGCCACCAGCACCAGAACTGCCGCAGCAGTCAGGGCGATAGGATTTGCTGCCATAACAGCGTTATAGAATGCTTGCATGGACGCGGCTGTTTTTGTAGCCGTTGCGAGGATGTTTGTCCAGTTGGCGGCGATCAGGAGCACACCGAACGCCGAGCCCAGACTGACCACCAGCGGAATCGCAACATTCAGGTTGTTTGCCACCCAGTTGATGGCCGTCAGCAGCGGGTCAAGCGCCCGGACGGCGGTATTGCTTGCCACCGTCCAGACCTGTGCCCATGTCATGGGGGTCTTTTCAAACTCCGCGTTCGTGTCCTTGGCCGCTGCAAACAGCGCGTTTTTCACAATGTCAGCAGTGATCTGCCCCTGAGAGCCCATCTCGCGCAGCTCGCCCACGCTGACTTGCATATAGTCTGCAATGGACTTTGCGAGGGCAGGAGCCTGCTCCATCACGCTGTTCAGCTCATCGCCGCGCAGAACGCCAGATGCAAGCCCCTGTTCCAGCTGGAGGATCGCGGCCTGCGCAGACGCGCCGGACGCTCCGGACATGGCCAGCTGCTTATTCAACTGTTCGGCGAACTGGACAATTTCTTTGGAGCTACTGAAGGCATCACCGGCCATTGTGCCCAGCTGGGAGACCAGCCCCATGGTATCGGTGAAGCTGCCTCTGGAACGCTGGGCCGACTGGTAGATCATCGCTTCCAGCTCCTGGGTGGTCTGCAGGCCGTCGTTCATCCGGTCAAGCCGGGCACGCATGGAGACCAGACTGTCAGACAGGTCAACGGCCTTTTTCAGGCCCTGAATGCTGACGTAGGACGCAACAAGGCTTTTCAGACTTTGCGTCAGCTGATCCGCTGATTTTTTTGCTTCATCCGTGCTCTCTTTGTGATTTCTGTTTGCTGTGGTAGCCTTCTGTGCGGCTTCTGCCGCCTTTGTAGCTGCGGATGCAAGCTCTCCCAGAGTGTCTTTTTGCTCTTGCATAGATTTAGCTACATCAGTTTGCGCCCTCGCCATATCTGCCAGAGAACTGTTCACGTTCACAATAGCGTCCACGACCTTAGAAAAATCTCCATTGGCAGAGGTTCTCAGAACGCCAGTTGCTACCGCCGCTTTTTGAGCGTATTTTAGATAGCTCGAAAATGTTGAGGAAAACCGATCCTGAAGGACAAGCGTTTCTTGAATCTTAGCCATTTCGTCCCGCCCCCTTCATCCGCTGGGTCTCTTCTCTGCGCTTTTCCATGGAGCGCAAAGCAAATGCCCTCACCAGCGCCTTTTCACGCACCGGCAGGGCATCGTACTTGCCCGGGGGCCAGCTTAGGTTATCGAAGCAGTAGTATGCCACCAGCACGTCGATATCCCAGCTGCCCCCGGAGATCAGTTTTTTGCCTCTTCGTCCAGGCTCTTGTCAAAGCCGGAGAGCTTGCTCACGGCATCGATCAGGCGGCCAAACTCACCGGCCAGAAGCATCTTGCCGGGAACCTGAACCGGGTCTTTGGTGCCGTAGGCCTCACACAGCTCCGCGCTGCGGAAATCCGGGAAAACAGTAGCTTCCACAATGGTGCGGGCACTCAGCTCGTTGGCATCAACGGATTCCTGCAACTGGCCGTTTACAAGTTTCATCCGGGTGGCTGTCCTGATGATGGCAGCGCTCTTCTCCTGGGTCAGGGCGCGGATCTTAAAGGGGACAGGCTTGCCGTCCTCGCCCAGAAAACGCTTGGAGATGATGATTTCCTTTTCCTCGCAGGTCACAGCGGGATGCAGAAATGCAGAAAGTGCGCTCATAAAAAATACCTCCTAAAATCAGTTGCTGCCCAGGTTGGTGGGATCGTTGAACGCTTCCAGACGTTTGACGCTGGTATAGCTGAAATTGAAATCGTAGTTCAGCATGGCTTCCTCGTCATCCAGAATGGACAGCGGGATATCACCGGTCAGCACACAGCCATAGTAGCCCATTACCTGCGCGCCCACGCTGGACGTGGGGTCCTGGTTGGTGATGGTGATGTCAAACAGGTCCTGCACGCCGTTTTCGATGTAGTTCAGCACCATATCGGTGAACAGGTTGGAGCCGTTGGAGCCGAAATAGACGTTTCCGGTGCCGGTCTGGGTGACACCGTTGGCCTTTTTCTGCACCTTTCGGGTGCCGATGGTCTTCATGTCCGAAGTCTGAATGCCTGCAATGGTCTTGATGTTCCGCATACCTGCGGCTTCCAGAATGCGGCCGTTCCGGGTAATGGTAATTTTGCCCTCTGCACCGTTCAGGGTGTCCTGGGCCATCAAATAACTCATCTTTGTACCTCCTTACGCCACATCCAGGGTGATATAGATCTTGTTGGTGCTGCCCACGGCCTCGATGGCCAGCGTGATGAGCACGGCATCTTTTGCCTCGCCTGCTTCCACAATGACATCCGTCTCGCCGTTGAAGTTCTGGATGCCGCCGGATGCCTGGATCTGATCCAGATACTTCACGATGGCGCTCTTGTACTGTCGGCGACCGTCCTCGGTGTTGTCCACAATGCCAACATAGCTCTGGGCAAACTGCTTGTACAGGTCGTTTGCAATGGTGTTGCACAGCCGCATGGTGCGGTTGTAGCGGTACACCTCGCCGATCTCGCTGGTATAGGTCACCAGAGAGTTGATGTCATACTCCACCCGGACGGTGCCGTCATCAGCGTTGAAAACGAACTTTCCCGCATTGATGGCATCCACATACTGGTTGTGGGTCATCTTGGGAGAGATGTCCACCGCGTTGGGAACGGCGGCATTCGTCAGGTCGTTGGCGTAGGTCGCGCCGGAAAGCGCACCTCCGACCCACCAGACGGCTTCCTTCGGGGTCAGGGTGGTGCCATCGTTCATCACCAGACCGCTGCACACGTTGACGATAAATCGGGTGTCAGGGTTGGTGGCATTGGCTTCCACCAGCTGAGAGAAGCGGCCCACTTCGGTGTTCACACGCTTGATAAAGGTCTCCATCGCGGTCTTTACGGTGGTATCATCCCCATCATACAGCATGGAGTCGAAGTTGTAGGGCTCGATGTTCGTCAGGTAGGTGCTGTATGCGGCAGCGTTCACCTTGCCGTCCTTACCGCCGGAAAGCCGGGTGCCGGCATTTGCAGCCAGAGTGCCTGTGCCGCTGAAATCCACCCAGTCATTGCCGGTCAGGTCTGCAACGGTCTTTCCGGTCTGCTGATCCTTCACCACGCCGTCAACGACCGTGGAGACCTGGAAACTGCCCGCAGGTTCCGTCAGTGCAGTGACGATCACCACGATATCATTGCCCCGGGAGCCGGGGTATTTTGCAGTAGCCGTCAGCGGGGCGATAGTGCCGGTGGCCTTTGCGCTGTCCGCAGCGGCCGGGCGGTAAAGCAGCAGCTTGGTGGGTGCTGCGGTACGGTTGGAGCCGCTGAAGATCATAGATGCAAAGCGATTGTGTGCATCGGTGATGTCGTAGCCGGTGTAGGGGGTCAGGTCTTCCCCGGCGGCGATCTCCATCACCTTGCCAACGGGGCCCCAGCTCATGGGTTCGCAGATCGTCACCTTGCCACGATCACCGATGGTAAGGTTCTGCTGGTTCTTGGAGCGAAATTTAAAGTAAATGCCGGGCCGCACCTTGTTCTGTACAGTCCAGGTTCCGCCTGCTGCCATAGGTGTCACTCCTTCCAAAATTCTTTCACAGCGGCCTCAGCCTCTGCGAGGGTGTAAAACGGTTTGTGTAAAACAACAGCCAGAAAATCCGGCTGATACCCCGCAAAACGCGGGTCTTTCAGCAGCACTTCCCGGCTGTATTGGGTATTATTCTGTTTCATTGGTCTACCTTCTGGTTTACGGTCTGGGTCTGCATCTTCACAGCGTCCACGGGCTTTTTCACAAAGACCCGCAGCTCAAACTTGTAATGCAAGCCATCGTCATCGATATCCGTGCTGCGCTCGTAGGTATGCAGGAGTTTTTCCGCTTCTGTTCCATCGGAATAAGGGAATGTTTCCATGCAGAAATCGAGCGTCTCAGCGGCTTTGTTGTACTGCTGGCGCAGGTCTGCGAGGTTATAGTCCAGCAGATAGGTCAGGTCGAGCCGGATGGTGCGCAGCCAGCGCCCGCCTGGGTAAGGCTTGATATCGCTTCCCCGCTGCTGGATAAACATGCAGGGCGGCTCCACGCCTTGCTGTGCAGGGTCTTCCAACATCTGCACACCGGGCAGGAAGGGAGCCAGATACTCCGCCAAAGACCGGGCCAGCGTTGTAATGGTAAAGGTCATTTCAGCATCTCTCCCAGCTTGTTCACGGCTTTTTCTGTCTCTATCTTCACGGTTCGCTTATAGGCTTCAATGCCTGCATCGGACATGTGCAGGCCCTCAACGTAGGTCGTTTTCGTGCCCACCATCATGCCAACCTCTCCCCGGCGGCCCGGGTCGTATTCCAGCATTCCGGTATAGGGGTTTGCGTACAGACCCGGCACGAAGTGCTTGTCCATCCGGTGGCCATCGTTGACGTAGGAGGCGTATTCCTTGTTGTTGTTCAGCTCAGTGACGATCTCTCCGCCCTGCCTTTCGGGTTCTGTTCGGCTGTCAGTTGCCCAGTGCTGTTTCAGCTCTCCGGTGCGGGTATTGGTTCCGCTCAGGCTGTCCGCTGTGGGCGGGGTCTTATCCTGTGCCGCTTCCACGGCCCGGAGGGTGGCATTGCGGGCAACGTCTGCGAGCATTTCTGGCAAAGCGGCCTGCGCCGCCTCCAGCTTCTTGATGTACTCCTGCAGGTTCATTTTACACGCTCCTGGCTGAGAAGGACGACCTCCTGGTGGGCCAGCCCGGGAAGCACGGCCCCGAAGGGCTCATAGTACAGGTCAGGATCCCCGGCGAAGTACCGGGTCTCCTGCACGGCGTGCCCCAGCCGTGCCCCCCTGTGGATCACTAGCTCATCGCCGGGCTTGATATCCACATCAATATCACAGGCCAGCTTGTCCGTTTTTTGGACATTGGCTGCGGTCTGGGTCATCGTCGGGGCCTTGTCCTGGCTGCGGTACACCCGGCACGGAACACCGGAGCGGACGACCTTCCGTTCCTTGCGGCTCAACTGTCCATCCTTCACGTTTTCCGTGCGCCTGATCTCCATCAGGTCGGTATACCAGTCATTCCAGTTCATGGGTGCACCTCACATCACAAAAGTTCCGGCCGCACCGATAAAGCGGGCACGGTTTGCCAGCATCTGACCGTAGGTGGTGGCGTTCAGGTCGCCCCAGTCCTCTGTTCCTGCGGTCAGGGCGCTGGTGTCGTAGGTCACGGAGCTGTCGCCCAGTGTGGCAGACTTCACCACACCCACCAGAGCGCCGGACGCTGCCGCCTGCGCCGGGGTGGCGGTGCTCTCCGCATAGGTGCGCAGCTGCAAAGTGACGTAATGGGCCACATAAAGCCCCACGGCGTAGTGCCAGCTGTCCAGCCATTTATCAGGCTGAATGCTGACGTTTGCCATTTTCACGATCTCTTCCAGCATCACATCCGGCAAGTGGCAATTTCCGTCCGCGTCACAGAACTGCGGGTATTCCGCCTTGAACTGCTCTGCGGTGTAATTGCCCACGCTCTGCCCCAGATTTGCGGCCTGCGCAAGAATGCCCTGAAACTGCGGTTTCATCGTCCAGCACATGGGCAGCCTCCTCAGTCTTCCTGCGGGTCAGCAGGCTCCTGCGGTTCGGCAGGCTTGTCCCAGTCCGCAGTCTTTTTCTTGCGGACGGGCTTGTCTGCGGCATCCTGTACGGCCTTGTCACTGCGGTTCGTGGGCACGATGTCACCATCTGCCACCAGTGCCTTGAAATAGGCTGTCTCTGCCGCCCAGTCCGGCACTTCGACCAACTGCTCCCGGTGGAGAGGAAAGGTCTGAGAGCCGTCTGCGCTGGGCAGGATGATGTTTGCTTTGGAAAGTACGAAAGCCATTTCTGCCGCCTCCTGATCAGATGCCGTCCACGTACAGCATGGAGGTCTGGTACATGAGCTGCACCTCGGATGCGTTTGCCATATAGGCGGTGTCGTAGCAGACATTGGTGACATTGGGAGCGCTCATCACGCGGGACAGGGGCACCAGCTCGTCTGCCTTGACAAAGCGGCGGTTGTTGACGTACACCACCATGCGGTCGCCGCCGGAAGCACCAGCGCCCTTGACCCAGCGGGTGGGAGCGATCTCCAGATCCACGCCATGGTTTGCGGCCACGTTGTGCTTCTTCAGGAAGTCGTAGATGGTCTCAGTGCCCAGGTCACTCACCATAGTGGTGGTGATGTAGCTGTACTGCTCGTAGGGGATCAGGATGTGGTTGGGGATACCAGCCTCGTCGTACTCGTTGGCGGCCCACACGGCAGTGATTGCGTTGTTGATGTCCGTCAGGATCTGCTTGGGGGTCTTGTCCGCCCACTTGGCAGAGGAGCCGGTGCTGGAAGCTGCGGCAGTGGTCTTGGTGACATCGGGGTTGTTGACCAGGCCGGTGGTGGCGTACTCGTCGAAACCCACGTAGGTGTTCTGATCCATGTGCTTGTCATAGGCCAGACGGATGCCGTCCTGCAGCATCTGGTCAAGGCTGCGGCCAATAAAGTTGGCGCGCTGCATATCCACGAACATCACACGCAGGGCAGCGGCAAAAACATGGGCCTTGAATGCACCCTTGCTCACGCTGGCCTGCACCACAGGGATGCCGTTGGAACCGCCGCCGTTAACGGCAGAAGCGCCGGAGCCGCCCGCCATACCGTAGGCCACGGACATGGCGGAGACGTAATCCACCCAGCCGCCGCCCACCTCAATGGGGATATCACGGGGATAGGTGACGCTGGTGAGGGGCTTGCGGATCAGCGGGTCACGCTTTTCCAGCTCACTGGACAGGAACGCGTTGCCGCTCTGGATAGCAGCCGCGTCCATGGTGGGAGTGCCGCCGGGCAGCGCAGCACCGGCGTTGTTTACGGTGAAAGTACCGGCATTGGTGGTGCCGACGTTCTGGAAGTTTGCCATAGTCTAAGCCCTCCTATCAGGCGTTTGCACGGGTGAGGATGACCAGCTCGGCCACGCCGTTGGAATCAGCCGCGCCGCCCCACTGGCAGTTGGTGAGTTTAACGGAGTTCCCGGCGGTCTTGCCGTCTGCTTCCGCCTCGAAGCCGCCTACCAGTGCGGTGGCGTAGTCAGCGGTTTTGGCAATGCGGACGTAAACGTCACCGCCCAGGGCCGGGGTGCCGCGCTGGCACAGCACGTTGATGCTGCCGCGCTGGAACACGCTGCACGCCTCGCCGGGTGCATACCGGCCGCCGTTCTGGTCAGGATAAACCAGGGCGCTCTTGACTTCGCTGCCCGCAATGCCTGCGAACTGTGCAGCGGTAGTGCCGGTGCCGCCCATCACGATGACCTTGCCGCTGTCATACTTCAGGGCAGTGCCAAAAGGAATGTTTTCGGTGCCGCCAACGGGGCGGGTGTTGACGATCATATCCGGCTGGCGAGCATAAGTGCCAGCAAAGCCGTGGGGCATGGTCTTGCCGATAATCTGAGTGTTCAGGGACATTTTTTAGCCCTCCTTCTTCATGTGGGGATTGCGGTCGTTGTAAGCGGACTGGGAAGCCTGACACAGCTGCTCATACCGGTTCTTGCCAGATGCGCTGGCGGCAGCGGCAGCGCTGTCCTGTGCAGCCTTTGCAATGGCATCCACGGAGCTGGTACCCTTGACCTGCTCGATCAGGGTCTTGGACAGGGCATCACGGGTGGCCTTGTCCTGAATGCCGTTGATGATGGGGCGCATGGCTTTCAGCAGAGCCAGACCGCTGTCATTGGCGGCAGGCTTTGCGCACTCGTCATCAGCGGAAACGGTTGTGGAACCGCTTTCGTCCTCGTCCTCTTCCTTCTTGTCAGGCTTTTCGCCGGACATTTCAGCGATCACCTTGTCCAGGTCTTCCGGCTCTTTGTCCTCTGTCTTTTTGGTGTTGGCAGCGATCAGCTGATCCAGCTTGCCGGAAAGGTTGTTCAGCGCGTCCAGAACAGCGGTATTCTGGGTGTCAGTGGGATCTGTGTCTTTAGCGGGGCCTGCATCCTGCGCCGGAACGGCGGGGCCTGCATCCTGCGCCGGAACGGCGGGGCCTGCATCCTGCGCCGGAACGGCGGGTGCTGCATCCAGCGCTGCGGCAGCGGTCTCCACCATGCTGTCAAGCTCTTCGGGGGCCGCGTTCTTTGCCGCCAGACCGAACAGAGACAGCAAACTCTTGCTCTTGCTCATGTGTTTTACCTTGCCTTTCTCCGCCGGAAGTTCGGCGGCACTGTCTTTTATTGCAACATCACGGCCAGCGCGCCCACTGGGCACGATGGCGATGTGATTGCCTCTGATATGGGTCTGCCGGTATCCTGCGCCGTCTGCCTCATACTGGCAGTAATAGCCGCAGGACACATCCCGCATGGCCCCGTTCTTGACCTCTGAGATCAGCGTGGGGTCTTTCAGGTACAGGTCAGCCACCAGATAATCGCCCACCCGGCGCACGTTCTCTGCGTGGCCTTTGGAGTAGGCGGCCTGATTTTCCTGCACGATCATCTCCGAGGGGTGGGTGTTGGTGACATCTTTGCCCTCAAAACTGGCAATTGCAGCCGGGTCAAACACATCCTCGGCGCTTCGTGTCACCTGAAGAACACGCTCCGGCATCCCGTCCAGCCCGATCTCCCGGGCCAAATAGTTCTGCGTTCCAGTACGGGCGATTTTGACATCGTGGCAAATTAAAAAGCCCTCCGGCGTTTCCGTCATGTGAGGGCTCAGTTTGCTTCCATAGTACGCAATCAATGGGCATCACCTCCGTTTCTGTATGCGTTCATCCATTTGTGATATTTTTCGTCATCTGCCAGCTTGTGCCGCTGGAAGGTCTCAAAGGTCTTGGGCACCTTGTCTCCCAGAGCCGTGCGGTAATTTTCCCACTGGCGGTAATCCCGCAGCCACTTGGAGCGGCCCTGCTCCTTTTTGCGGTAAGCCTCGATCTGTGCTTTGGTGCGCGGGTCTCGGCTGTATGGATTTGTTGTGGGGTCAGAAAAGCGTCTGATCCGTTCCAGCTCTTTCTCCGTCCGCCCGGCGGGTGTCCATGGACGAAGGGCGTGCAGGCAGCCCGGATGGATGTTCAGCCAGCTGTTCGTCAGGTCATCCGGCCCGGCGGGGTCTACTTTGCCGAAGGCATCCGAAAGCGGCGGGAAGTGCGGGTCTTTTCCGCTCTTGCTGTATACCCGGCCCTCATACGGAGCGCAGAGGGCACAGGTTGTGCCGTGGGAGCTGATCTGATACAAGTCCTGCCCCTCGTCCTGCGTCACCACAGAAAGGATTTCAGCCTGCCGGGATGTGGTGCGGGAGACCATGGTGGCATAGGTGTGCAGGCTCCAATTTCGCCCTGCCTTGTCCGTGAATGCCGTCACGCCCTCCCGGCGCAGAGCGTTTACAAAGGCAGGAACGCTCTGGTTGATGCCCCGGCCCACAGCTTGCTGCGCTGCCACCTGCTCCAGACCGACCCGCCGGTAAACGTCCGGCTCAGTCCGGCCCAACAGGGCGCTTTGCAGGGTGGAGAGCACCGTCATGTTCCCATCCACCAGTTGCCCCATGAGGTTTATCGTGAGCTTTTGCACGATGTCCGTCTGGGTGCTGGTAAGGCTTTGGGCATTTGCGTAGCCGCGCAGGTGCTTTTCCACGGTCTCGCCGGAAATCGCCCGGGCCTCCGGGTGGAGAACGTAGAACTGCGCCTCCACCATACGGGGCACATACTCCCATTCATCCGTTTCCAGCTGACGCAGGATCTCCTGCACCCGTTCCAGCGCGGCCACGGCGTGATAGTCCACAAGCCCCCGGCTGCGCAGGCGGCCAATCTCGTTGATGATGTCCGTCTCCGCCTTGAGGTACAGCCGGATGAGTCGTTGCAGTTCCCGCTCAGGGGATGCACGGGCAAGAGTGGGCATGGATTATTCTCCCTCCTCAGTATCTTCCTGCGTATTTTCTGTCAGCAGCCCCGCCAGCGGGTCGCGCAGGGCGGTCACGTCCTGATAGGTCTGGCCCTGCTTTGCGGCGATCAGCTCGTCGGTCAGGGAGCCGAACAAGCCGGTCTCGTCCTCCAGTTTCTTGAGCTCACGCATTGCCACATCTGCATCCAGAAGCCCTGCCTGAAACGCTGCAATGATGACATCGGTCTTTTCCTTGGCGATCGTAGCCGTCTCGCTGGCAGTGGGTGTCCACAGCGGCGGGAACGTTACATCAAGGTCGAGCTGCTCAATGCCTGCGCTGCGGGCCACTACAGGAAGCAGCTTGTCCAGAATGGGCCGCAGCTTGCTTTCCCGCAGGGTGTCCACGTAGTCGTAGTAATTTTTCAGGTCGCTTTCGCCGGTGGCGTTCATGCCCGCCGGGGAACGGCCAAAAAGCTTGGTCATGGGGTAGTGGGACGCACCGCACAGGTTCAGGCACATGCTCTCGTACACGTCAGACAGGCCAGCAAAGGTGTACTGGGTGTTGCTGATTTTGTTGCCCTGCTCTACCAGCTGCATCCCGAAATTGGAGCGCAGGACCTTCTGGGCCTGCATGGTGTTCCAGAAACGCCGCTGCACGTCCGGGCTGGACATGGAGAGCAGCTGTTCCAGACCCTTTACCTCCATGGTGTTGACATTCGCTTGGAAGGTCAGAGCGGCCATGTTGGCGCTCACGTTGTCGTGAGCCACCACGTCATTATAGAGCGCTTCCACCTCGGACTCGCCCCAGTAAAGCTCCGCCTGCCGTTCCAGATTGGGAAGTTCCCGGCCCACGAACCGCACAAGGCGGGAGTGATGGACACGGGCGGCAGTGTGCCCGGCTGCATCGTTGATGCTGTAGTACTCCGGCACAAGCTCCCCGCCCTCAAAGGTCAGGCCTGCGTCCGGGCTGATGCCTTGCCAGCGGTCGAGGATGTACAACCCCCGGAAGCTGCCGGGAAGAATGGCTTCTGCATCCAGCGGACGGGAAAGGTCTTCCTGTCCGTCAACGAGGATGAGCCCGGCGGCACCGCCATACAGGCGGCCCCATTTCAGGCCGGTGCTCACGCGGTCACGGAGCCGGGTGGAACGCTCCACAGTCTGGATTGCCTTTCCTTGCTCCGGTGTGGCGCTCTTGAGGTCGTACCACTCTCGCAGCATATCGTCCACGAGCAGGCCCACAACGTTCTGCACCACCCAGTTGCTGCGGTACAAGCTGTTCAGCAAGGCGTAGTTGTCCGTCATCCGGGTCAGCGGATACTCCGTTGCTTCCAGTGGGCTCTGTGAGCCGTACCCCAGCGAGAACAGCGAGTTGGAGAAAGCGTCCATCGTGGCCGTATTCGGTTTTTCTACGCCTCCGGCGGGGCGGCTTTTGTTACGTCTGGACACGTTCAAACCTCCAATCAGGCAGTGAGTTGATATAGTAGCGCAGGGCATCTGGGCCGTGGTCCTGCTGTTTGATGGGCTTTTCCACGCCCATGAGGGCGGCTTTATCGTCCCACCGGTATGTGCCGAGTTCATCCAGCAGCCCCTCGCAGTCGGTGGAGATCAGCAGATCGCGGTGGGAAAGGAGTGTGCTGCACTTGCGGATGCCGTTCAGCACGTCGTTGTTTCCTTCTATCACATAAACGCCGCGCTGGCGCAGAGCTGTGATAAAGGACGCTGCCGCCGGGTCAACAATGGCGGCGCAAGGATCTTTCCCCATAAACTCCATGAAGTCATCGGCATACTCTTCATCTGTTTTCTGCCTGTGCTCCTGGCGGCTCGCCCACCTGTATTCCCGATGCACCCTTACTTTTTCACCATCATCGTAGATATCGAGAAAAACAGTGTCGTTAGTGGTTCCGTAGTCGCATGTAATGGTACGGGTGGAAAGGCTCTTGAATCCAACTGGTGCGTCCTGCGGGCGGTAGGTGTTTGCCGTAGTGTCCATCATATCGTAGATCAGGCCCTCGGCCATCACCCAGCGGCCCAGAATGTAGCGTTCATAGAACACGCCGCTGTACATGCTACGGTAGCGTTCCCGTGTGCGCTCATCCAGAGACGGGTTATCGTCCATCAAGAAGTGCAGATGCAGCGCCCGGTGTTTTTTGGCCTGTAAGATCCACTCCTTGCGAAACCAATGCTCCGGGTTCTCCGGGTTGCAGTTGAACCAGAACTTGGCACCGGTGACAGAGCATCGGGCCAGCGCCTGCTCCACAAAGCTCCGGGGCATAAGCGCCACTTCATCCAGCAGCACCCCGGCCAGCGTGATGCCCTGAATGAGCATGTAAGAACTTTCGTCCTTTCCGCCGAACAGATACACCATGTTCACCTTGCTGCCGCGCTGCACCGTGAGAACGTGGCCGCTGCGGTTGTAGGTGATCTGGAACTGCTGCTGCAAGTACCGGACAGACAGAAGCGGCTGAACAATGTTGCGTTCCACCGCGCCCACGCTCTTGCCGCAAAATGCAAAGGAACAGTGGTTGAATTCTGCCATCATCCAGAGCACGAAAGACAGAGACATGATGGAGGTCTTGCCGGAACGAACCGCACCGTCACAGATCAGGGCATCATAGTCGCTTTCATACGGAAAAGTCAGGATCTGTTTTTGCTTTGGGGAGAAGCTCATTTCTTAAACTCCTCCTTTAAGCTCTTGGTGATGGGGTCATCCTCAACGGTCTGGTGGAAGGAATCGCCCTTCTTGCGATCATCAATGACCGTCCACTTGTCAATCAGAGTGCCCAGCGCCGTGGTGATCTGCTGCAGGGTCGCCCCTTCCAGCTTCTCCGGGTCGGTCAGGACACCGAGATAAACATCTATGATCTCCTGAACACGATCTTTCTTGCTGTCCATGTAGGAGAGCATATCCTGTGTGTTCTGCTCTTTTTTTATTGTGCACTTTTGTTCAGTGTCCGGTGAGGACGCAACGATTTTTCTAACAGTATTCGGCGAAACACCGTTTTGTTTTGCAACTGCACGGTAATTTTGACACTGCACATAGTCCGCAATGATCTTTTTCTTCTGCTTGTCTGTCAACCGCTGCGCACCCACCGCCACCACCTTCCTAAATCAAGACATAATAAAACCCCGCCCCGGTGCGGGGCAGGGTCAAAAACTAAATTTTACAGATACAGCAGCCGGAACGTTTCCCGGCCTTTGGGAGTGATAAGCGTCTGCACGCCGCTCCACTGGGTCTTGTCGTTTTTGGCTTCTTTGACCTCAAACAGACCGTTGTTCTTGTCCTCACGGGGCATGAGCTTGCCCTTTTGGTCGCGGTAGATGAATTTCTTTTCCAGCAGCCAGTTTACAAAGGTCTTGGGCTTTACGCCCAGTTCCTTGGCCGTGTCACGGAAGCTGGTAAGCATATTGCGGTCTACCAGCTCATCGAAATACTCTGCCTTGGGGGCCATGATGTTGTTCTGCACGGTCAGCTCCGAGATGCGGGCTTCTCGGTCTGCAAGGGTCTTGTTTGCCACAAGCAGCGCCTTTGCCATCAGCTCCTGCGGGGTAAGCTGCTCCTGCCCGGCGATGTACCCGCCATTCTTGCGGATGGACGGCAGAACGGTCTCCGTCACCCAGTCGGTGAACTTCTCTGCGGTGGGGAGCTTGGAGCCGAACACCAGACGGTAAAGGTCGGATTCAGGGATAAAAGTCATGTCCTGTTCGCCGCTGCTGGTGGGGAGGCGGTGTTTCACCGCCCCCTTGCAATGAGCAGAAATTGCATCCTTGGGCGATTTATAGCCCAGTGCCATTGCGACATCTTTGCCGCAAAACATAATTGCGCCGTTCTCCTCTTCTAAGGTGCGGACGGTGCCGAAATCGGGGTTGTTGAAAATCTGAATGTTGCTCATTTTACTTTCTCCTTTTTGCTAAATGCCATGCCATCAGCATAAGCCTGATTCACAAGTCGGCAAATTTCATCGATGAGCCCCTTCAGACTATCATTGAGATCCGATTCTTCCATATGCGATGAACGAAGGAAGAATTCTTTGGTAACAGGATAGTTCATTGTAAAAACCTCACATTTCATCTTGACAAATCGCTTATAAAAAAATAAAATGGAGGTGCAAGGGGCTTGTGTCGTAGCTTGCTTCTGGCGTTTAGCGGTTCAGCGTTCCAGCGCTGGCCGCTTTTTTATATTTCTCGAAACGTGCCAACTGCTCGGCTCTGGTGAGCTTTGCAAACTCCTTGCTAGTCACGGAGCATCACCTCCCGGTATTTGCTCCCTTGCACCTCTGACCTCCTTCCAATACAATTATTGTACCACTCTTTGCGTAATTCGTCAATACTATTTTCGTAATTTCTTTGAAGGATATTTCGCATTGCGTATTGACTGAAAACGGATAACGTGGTATTATAGATGTAAGAAAAGAGGTGCTTGAAATGTCTATTCGCTATCACTTAAAGGCCTTGCTTGCCGACGAAAACATGACCCAAAAGCAACTTGCAGAAGCTACCGGGATTAGACCGCCTACCATATCAGCAATCTGTCTTGGCACTATCAAGCAGTTTCCCGTTGGGGCGCTTGACAAAATTTGTGAAGTGCTTCATTGTCAGCCCGGCGATATACTGGAATATATCCCGGAAGACCCGAACAAGCCTGAAACCGATGAAGAAACGGACGCATTGCGTGCCGCACTTCTCAACCAGATCAAAGGTTTGTAATTCAAAGCCCTGCCGCTTGGCGGGGCTTTTTGCATAATATAAGCAGCAACGCCGTTATCTGTTTTTACCGGACAGTAAGACGTTGCCGCTGCATCCGGAACTCTTGCGGCCAGATGCCCCGCTACTCTCTGCATGCCGTCCCCCGGTCATGCAAAGTCTGGCACTCCAGGCAGGGCTCGAACCTGCAGCCTGCGGTTTTGGAGACCGCTGCTCTACCACTTGAGCTGCCGGAGTATAAAACGCCGCCCTTGGAATCGAACCAGCCGTGCCTACACACACGCACCGCGCTCCACATTGCGCTCAGGCGGCCATATAGCAAATAAAAACAGCCCACGGTTCGCCGCCGGGGCTGCTTGAGTTGACGCACATCCTGCGGGGCATGCTGGCCCGCTCGGATTTCCGGTGCTGCTGTTCACGGGCGGAGGTTTCAGGGCGTGGGCAAGATTTCAGGAGTCCCACACCCACCCGCACACCGGTGGTGAATCACTCCATGCGTCAGACTTGCCGCGTTACAGACTTTGCGGCGTTCGGTGCGAGATCGTGGACTTGCACCACGCATGATGCTCGATGGTGATATCTCGCATAGAAGCAGCCCGCAAAGCACGGTGTCAAAGCGAAAAAGCGTTAAGCGGCATGAACGAAAGGAGAATCCGTACGGGGCCGCGCTTTGGAAGCTGCTGAGAAGCGGCGCACCGCTTTGCGCGGTTCCGCTTGTAGTCATTTTACCACACTTTGATTCACATGTGCTTCACAACGATTCAAATAAAGCGTAGAAATCAAAGCGCTTTCAATGGTCGTTTTGTACATCCTCCCAGATTTCTGCCAAAGCATCAAGCCCCTCGTGGATGTAGGTAGAGACCGAATTGTCTCTGGACAAGCCCACGTCCACCGCGATCTTCTTTTGGGGCTTCAGGTCGATATACCAGCCGCAGATGCACTTTGCTTGCTTTTCAGACCGAGCAGACCCGCTCAGGCAATAGGCCCGCCGGGCAGCTTCGATGCGCAGTTCACAGAGATCAAGCTCCATCTGCTTGAGGTTCCGCTCTTCTGTATCGATTCTCTCCACGGCAAAGCCTACTTTGTCACCGGCTCCACCGCCCATCGGCATCCCGCTCATGCTCTGGGTGCACTTTTCGGCAGTGTCCCGGATACGCTGGATCTTTTGCTTCTGGGCCTCGACCTGCTCCGCCAGATTTCTGCACTGCTGGAACCACGCCTTGACCGTTCGGTAATTCGGCAGTTCCGGCCTGTTGGTGTCAGGTGTCCAGGTTTGGATCATGTATCTGCCTCCATTTCCTCAATCCAGATTTCTGCTCTGGGGTTTTTCTTGTCGTAATCCACCCGGCTACCATCGTGGGCAGCCACGATCTGGCTGTTATCGTCCGCCAGAACTTTGGCCTTTACCAGAATGTCGCAGGTGGCCTCGATGAGGTTGGCAAGGTCAACCTTGCGCCGGGTGGCCATGTAGTACACACACCGCACGTTCACGCGGGCTGTAATGGGGTTGTAAGGCCGCTTGATCTGCCACAGGCACTTTTCCTGATACTGCATGAACGCCTCGCTGGGGGCCACAATGCGGCGGTTTGCGTGTGCCTTGAGGATGCGGGCAGAGTTTTTCTTTGTGCGAGGGTCGCCGTAAAGTACAATCTTCATGGTTTTCAGCAAAAGATATCCCTCCCTTTCTGCATCCGCTGGAAGGTCTCCTCGTAGGAGTAGACCTTTGCCGGGACAAACTGCATTGTGTTTGCATCCGCCAGCATCACAACGTCCTCGTGCTTCTCGATCAGCTGGCGAAGCTCTTTCATGTAGGCCACCAGCCCGCAGGCATCCGAGTATGAAACGCCGCGGCTCATCAGCTGCTTGATAAACTGTTTCTGCGTCATACAATCACCCCCACTGTTCAGCCATTGCTTTTGCAATTCCAGGATAGGTTTTGCTGCGTTCTTTTGAGTGGCCTTTCCCCATCCAGTGATTCTTCTCTCGCAATTTTGGCGGTAACGTCATCATGTAATCGTACACGTTGTCAGTTTCCTCAAGCATAGGAAGATTTTTAAGCCACAGGCAAGTTTTCTTTTGCTCCGGGTGTCCAAACTGCCAAGGGTTGATAATCTGATCCGGCTTTCGGTATAGCGTAGACATCACGCGCACAGGATTCTCAACCGCTATATGCGGGACATCCGCTTCAATAAATTTCATAAAAAATGCAGCAGCTTCATAGCGTAAGCTGAGTGGTTTTTTCCCCTCCGTGAACCACCGTGCACCAGAAACAGCCAGGTGTGTGCAGGGCGGGTGCGCAATGAGCAAGTCCCACTTGCCAACGTCGTGCGTTACGCCGTCCATCGTAACGATTTGTCCTCCCTCCAGAGCCTTGAGCGCATCCCCAAGAATGTGCCACTCGGGATGCCCGCCGGACGGCTCTTGAATATCGCAAGAGTAGGCCTCGTGTCCTTTTGCACGAAAGGCTTTGCATACCTCTTGCGATTCCTCACAGGCAATTAGCACTTTCATGCGCTTCTCTCCTTTGATGGTTTCGGCGGGTACTGCCACTCCACCACATGGCGGATGGTGCCGCCATAGTCAGGGTTCAACCAGCCGTTGAACCCGTAGCAATCCTTCATGTAGACACCGACCTTGTAGCCCTCCTCTTCCGTGTACAAGAGCAGTTGTTCGCTCACATCGCACTCAAGAGTGCCCTCGCATTTGTTCTCGTCCACCTCGTGGTGCAGCAGCGGGATCTCACTGGCCGGATGCCATTTCTGGCAGGTGCACTCATGCTGTACCGTTGGGGCAGCAGAAAGCGTTCCAATGACCATGTCAATAACTTTGGCACGATCTTTTCCGGAAACCGGTGCGCTCAAAAGACAGGATTTTATCGTTTCAAGCTCGTCCAAAAATGCATTTGCATCAATCAGGCGTTTCTCATCATAATTGCACTTCGGTCCACACATTGTCCGTTTCCTCCTTCTTGTACTCGTACTCATCTATCGGTAACGGCAAATCCTCAGCTTTTGTGCCCGCATTTTTCATCTTAGCTCCGCACCCGCCGCAAAAAGCATCCGTAAGGCAGGAAATGTGATGGCACAACTTGTAGCGGAAGTGCTCGCAGCTAAATCGGTGAGGGTTCAGCTCCCACTCAGACACAGTCCGCAGGATTTCGGGGTCAATGGTGGGAAGGCTTTCGAGATCCGTCAGCTCACCTGCAACATCTTCGCAGAACAGGGTGTCAGCATCTTTTCCTTTCGCTTCTTCCTCTGCAAGGTCTTTTTTCAAGATGTTTTCCAGCTCACCAACATCGGCCAGCCGGACAATTTTCTTTTTCTCAGCCATGTGTCAAAACCTCCGTTCTCTTGACATGGATGTCCCGGTACTCCGGGTAGTGGTCGCCTGCCATCCGGCAGGCGTGAAATTCTGCGGCTTGCTGGCTGCTGGCGGTCAGACGGTAGGTCAGGGCCGCGTCTCCTACCGGTCCGCTGCACAGCACAACAACATGATACTTAGGCACTCTTCGGCTCTCCTTTCTTGCGCAAAGGCCTGCGATTTGCAGCGTTTTTGAGGAAATCGGGGGCTTTTGCTGCATCTTCCGGGGGGCGCGTGACCAGCTTGTCCCGCCCCGCCCCGATGGGGTTTGTCTTGCGGTACTCCTCCACAGACGTGCAGCCTTGCCTGTCGGCCTCCTCCAGCGCCTTGCGGACATAGGCCCAGCTTCTGCCGCCCAGATCCCCGCACTTGCGGATGATCTCGGTCACAAGATCATCGCCCAGGCGCTCGATGTAACCGGTCAGCTCTTTTTCGCCGTTGGCGCTCAACTTACCGATGTTTTCTCTAAAAAAATCCACAGGCGATATCGTCGTCCTCGTCCCTGTATAGGAGGAGTCATCTTTAGATGACGACGACTTATCTATATCTAATATCTTATCTCTAATATCTGTATGGACATTTTTGTGGACGTTTGCGTGGACATCCTGTGGACAATGTCCACAGTCAGAAGAGCTAATTAGACGTTGGTTCGTTCTTTGCAGTTTTTTTTGCGTTGCGTAGTCTGTCGCGCTTCCGACCATTTCCGAGTGGTTTGCAAGCACAAGTGTTCCGTCTTGCTCTTGATAAATCAGCCCAAGTTTTGCGTAAAGACCCAGCGCAACGCGCACAGTATCGGTAGAAAACCACTTGGTATCACGCTGAATCTTGTCCACGTCATACGGAATGATCACCTCGCCGATCTGCCGTGAAAGCCTGCCGTTTGTGTTGATGGTCATAAGGCAGAGCATCTGGTACAAAACCACGTAGTTTGCGCCGCTCTTCTGCCCCATGAGAAAATCCACCGCGTCAGACCGCATAAAGCTGTCTTTGAGCTTTAGCCAGTAGTATCTTTTTCCGGTAGCCGTGCGTCTTCACTTCCTTCCTTACACGCCCGTATAGCCAGATAGCACAGCTGGGAGGTCAGAACGGGAGATCGCCGTCGTCTGTGATCTCTGCGAAATCATCCACGGAACCCTGCGAGAAGTTCTGCGCCGCCTGCGGGGCGTTGTAAGAGGCTTTTGCTTCGGAAGCGTAGCTTTCCGTCTGCTGGTCGAAATCACGCACAGCGGGCTTGTCTGCCGCCTTTGAGCCGCAAAAGCTGACGTTGTTTGCCAGAACCTCCACTTTCGTGCGGTTGCTGCCCTGCTTGTCCTGATACGAGCGGGTCTGGATACTGCCGTCAATGGCGATCATGCTGCCCTTCTGGAAGTACTTGCAGATAAACTCTGCCGTCTGCCGCCAGGCAACGATCTCGATGAAATCGGCCTTGCGCTCCTCGCCCTTCGGGGTGTATGTACGGTCAACAGCAATGCTGAAGCTGCACACACTGGTGCCGCTCTGGGTGGTCTTCAGCTCCGGGGTATGGGTCAGACGGCCCATCAATGCAACGATGTTAAGCATGGGTTAAACCTCCATCTTCTTTCGGCTGCTTTTTGGCGCATTCCATGCACAGGATACGCCCGTATTTTTTCTTGCTCCGGTCAGCCGCCTGCTGGGCAGTGACCTTTTCGCCCTTGTAAGTAAAACCTTCCACGGGCTTCCCGCAGCTGGCGCAGGTGGGCTTTGCCGGGGGCGGCGCTGTGGGCTTGTCGTACTTGGTCGGGTCTTTCTCCCAGTAAACATCCGCACCAATGCCCAGGGCCTTGCAGGCCACGCTCTGCGCGTCCGTGTAGGCCTTTTTATAGGCTTCGTCATCCGTGCGCTTGCCGTCTTTTTCTGTGGAGATCAGCATCGAGCCTCCCACGCCTGGAATCGGGGCGCTCCATTCATTCTTTTCCCCGCCCTCATCGATCTGCCGAATGTAGAGGTTGGTGCAGCAGTGTACCATGATCTCTCCGTTTACCCCGGGCTTTTCCTCAAAGATGGGCGGGTCGAACCGCCAACCGATGCCAGCTGGGCCAAAAAGCTCTGTCAGCTTCTTGACTCTCCACATGGGATTGATGTCGGTCATCCCCTTCAGGCGGCCGCCGCCGATTGACTTCCGCGCCTCCTTGGGCACGACACGGGCGCTTTCATAAATGGTCATTTTGTCCATGTTTGTACTCCACCTCCTTGCATCCGCGCTTCCGGCACATGCTCTCCAGCTCGGCGTAGGAGCTGTTATATGCAGTTTCTGCCATGTATGCCAGGTCTTTGGCCAGCCCGAAGCAGTCCGACTGTGAAAGCACGATCTCCACCGCATAGACTGCGCGGCCCAATGCCCTGGCCGCTTCCTGGCAAATGTGCACATAATCAGCCTGATCCTCGCCAGCGTATTCACTGTCCGGGTGCAGTCTCATATACGACTGACCCCCGGCAACTGCCTTCTGAACCGTTCCGCAGCACCGGGATGCATCGCCCAGCTTTGCCAGAGCGTCCAGAATCAGCGCCAGCTTCCATTCCGGAATATTGGCCGCATAGTTCAGGCAAATTTCTTTTTTTTCATCACACTGCATAAGGATCACCTCATAGATACCGGCTGCCCGGAATCGTCTACGACAAGGTACATGAGCGTCGGGTCGGTCTTTTTGAGCTGATCCGCATACCGCTCTGCGTCCTGCACACACCGGAAAAGAATCTCGTTCAGGAAGGCCATATCTGCCCTATAGATCTGAACAGTGCTCATTTGCGCCACCTCCCGTTTTTCCATGCCCGCCAGACCAGAAAGACCACGACCAGAACGTTAAATCCGATCCATAAGGCCAGCCCACGGGCCACCGCCTTTGCCGCCGGGGTGGAAAGTGCTTCCACGGCCCGGAACAGCAGCTCTGTTTTACTCACTGTAAAATCTCCTTTCGTTCAAAAATACTTTGCTTTGCCTTTGCTCTTCAGCGCAAATCTGCTCTACGCCTTTGCTTCTCTTTACTCATCTGTGCCTTTGCATTGCCAAGGTCAGCCTGGCTTATCCATGCCTTTGCTCTTCTTAACCCTGCTCCGCAATTCCTTTGCGGCTCGTCACCACGCTCTACGCTGCCATTGCCCAGCTTTTCAAGACTCCGCATTGCCGTAGCCATGAAACGCTATGCCTTTGCGCTGCATAGCAGAGCGGCGCGTATCTGCTCAACGCCCTTGCTTTTCTTTTCGACACCACGCACAGCCTTGCCTTCGCTTTTCGACACGAGGCCCTGCATTGCCTTTGCTTTGCTTATCGAGGCAAGTCTGATCCAAGCGATCTACGCCTATCTACGCCTTTGCGCTGCGCTTTCCAGCTGAGCTTTGCCTTTGCCCCGCGCTGCACTGCAGTGACTACTGTGCCCCTGCTGAGCAAACTTGTCAGCACAATGCCGTTGCCGAGTTATGCGCACATATCCGCGCCTTTGCAAAACCGTTACAGGCTATCCAGCGCCTTTGCAAATCATATCATTGCCGTAGCAGATCAAATCCTATCCATGCAATGCCGTTGCTCAGTCGATGATGTCAAAGGTGAAGCGGCCCTTGCCGCTGTTTCTCCACTGGCCGATGCCACGCAAAACGCCGTAGTCCAGCCACTCCAGAACCGCATTCTCGAGCGATTCGTCCATGAGAAGGATCTCAAACTCGCAGGTGCTGCCCGCCGGGATCTCCTCAGAGTTGGCCAGGCTCACACGCTCACCCTGGGCCGTCTGGGCACGCAGGGGGCGCTGGCAGTCGCCGATCTTGCCGTTGACCTTGATGGGGATCATGCGGGGCTGCGGGAAGATCAGGCCGTCGATGACCTTCTTGTAGGCAGAGAGTTTGCCGCTCTCGTTGACGGCCCGCTTCTTGCCCGTTTCTGTTTTGCCGCCCACACGGGCCAGCATACCGCAGGAATCCTTGAAGAATCCCTTGATCTGGTAATCATACAGAACCGGCTCTCCGTTCTCGTTGCGAGGGAAGACGGTCATGCCCTTATCTGCCACGGCATCCGCGCCCAGAGCGGCCACCTCGTCCTCGATCGTGGCTGCATCCGGGCTCTTGCTGGCAATAAAATCCCGGGCGACGTTCTGGTTGGAGGGCCAAGTGCCCAGCACCGGCTCCAGGAAGGTGATCTTGACTTTCAGAATTTTGGTTTTCATGCTGATTTCTCCTATATCTTGTGGTTTGCGTAATTCAAAGCGCATTATCTTGCGTACAGCAGGTTCCCAAGAGCGTCCCGCACCTGGATCATCTCGTAGTGCCGGATGTTCTCATCTGCCCAGTGCTGGGCCTTAACGCTGGCGGGCTCCCCGGGGTATTCGTCCGGCGTGAGCGGATCTGTGAACTGCCTGACATCGCAGCCCCGAGGGTTCTTACGGTAGGCGTAAGCATATACAGTCATGCTCATGCGCCCCTCCGGTTCTGCCGGTAGTCCGGCTCTTCGGTGCGGGCGTGGGTGCGGTCAACGCGGCCATAACGGCGGGCGTTCTGCTCCCGATCCTGAGCGGCAAAGCCCAGCCGCAGGAACAGCACCGCTGCCAGAACCAGGCACAGGGCCGTGATGAACTGGCCGTCGGAGATGGTTCCTCCCGTCTGTGCACCGCCCTCGAGGCCCATGCCGTACAGCAGACTTGCGGCACCGCTGGCAGCAGCCAGCCAGTACCATACTCTTGATTTAATCTTCATCGTCATTATCCTTGTCCCCCTTATTCAGCTCACGAATCGTGCCGAAGAGAAGCCCGGACACCCACGCCATCTGCTTCTCGAAGTTGTGCGGAAAATAACTTTCCAGAATCTGCGCGATCGCATCCACCAGAAGATTCATAACCTCATTGGTGCCACCTTCAATCCTGATGGTCGATTTCTCACTGTCGATGTAAAGTTTTGCCTTCATGTTCATGCTCCCATTTCCTCCTTGTCGTTCTCATACGGGCGGACGATCTTGCATCCGCGCCGGTGCATATACTCGATAAAACCGTCGATGTAGATGGTAGCCTGCCGCCGTTTGGTATCTTCCCGGGGGACTACCCACCCGTCATACTCGCCGTGTGCAACATTATTCCAGAACTTGTTCGGGCTCATCGGGACGAGATTTGCCCGGAACATTTCGCAGCACTCCGCAACGCCTTTCATTGTGATCCTTTCGCTCATGCCGCTGTCTCCTTCCTTAGAACATGCTGGTCTGGCCGTTGGTCTGCTGGATCAGCATCACGGTGTTGGTGCTGGGCTTCCAGCGCTGGATGTACTCCACGGCCTCGTCAAAGCGCTTGCGGGGGATGTTGTTTCTGCTGCTGACCCGGAACCACATCTGGATGTCCTTGTTGATCTCGCAGTAAACCATGCCCCGTACATGGGAATCGCCGTAGGCCGGGGCGTTCTTGCCGCCCAGAGCTTCCACAACAACGTGGTTCACGGCATTCTTGAGGGAAAGCTGCTGGTCATAGTCCACGACCATGTTATTTTCCAGCGCCGTGATCCGCTGCTCCTGCCTCTGGGTGCGGTCGTCCAGCAGGAACAGCGCCTGCAGCTCCTTGCTGAGCTTGGGCATCTGCGGAGTGGACAGCTTCTTCTCCATCTCGTTGAACGCCTGGATGTACTTCAGCTTCCACTCCAGCGCCGCCTTGCCGGTAAAGCCCATCACCAGCAGGCTGAAACCGTCCCGGTTCATCAGGTACATGGGGTAGGTCTGGCCGTTCTGCTCGTGGGTGTACTCGGTTTTGTAGAACATGGGGGTGTCCCCATTTTTGGGGAGACCCCTCAGAATATCTTCGATACCGCGCATCACATGGTCGTGGCGCTTCTCGAAGTTCTCCGCAATCTGGAGACTGGATACCACCGGCTCGCCGTTCTGGGTGAATAAGATAATGTCTGTCATGTAGTTGTGCCTCCTTGTGGGCGGCTCCCTTCTGCGGTATAATCGGGCGGAAGGGAGGTGTTAAAATGGAACAAAATACTGGGATGTCTATTTCGGACTGGTCTGGGTTGGTAGCAATGATCGTTTCGTTCTGTGCTTTGCTGTCTCCAATGCTGACCGCACTTTGTAATAACTGGCATCAGCAAAAAATGAAGCGGATGGACTATGAGCATCAGGAGCACGAGGAACGCATAAAACGTGAGCGTGAAATCTACGAGGGTTACATCCGTGCGGCTGGTGCGGCTATTCAGTCGCCCACAGTAGAAAACCTGCAGGAATATGGCTCTCATTCGGCGCTGGCTGCTTACTACGTCCCAAAAGAAATCCAAAAAGATATTCTTGCAATGGATAAACTGATAAGCTACGAAACATCCTTTGGTGATAAACTGGATGAAAAAGTGCAACTTCTCAATAAAATCATTACAAGATTGCAGTCAAAAGAAGAACTCCCGTTGTAAGGACTCCGATCACGATAGTGTACGGAAGATACCAACCGGAAATCTCCGAAGCCGCTTTCCGTGTGATCAGATTGCAGAGAACCACTGCAACCCAGATAACCGGAATAAGTTTTAACGAAAGCACAGGTGTTTTTCATCTCCTTTTTTAAGCTGTGGGCGAGTTAATGTCCAGAATCTTGCAGATGCTCTGAATAACCTTCGGCGCGCTTCTGTCACTTTTCAAGTGAATTTCAGTACAAGAAAAGCAATTTGAAGAATAAGCGTTACCATCTGAACGCAAACCGTAGCAACCAAAATCTTCGTTGTGGTCCAGCCGTGCTTACGGCTGGGCCTTTTTCTGCCGTTCACGCTTCGGCCTCCTTGCTGTCCAGCTCCGGGGCAGAGAACCCGGAGCGCTTGAGGAACAGATTCACGAAGTAGACCTGCCCCTTGCCGGTGACCTTGGGGGTCTTGTTGATGGTGGTGTGTCCGTCTGAGTGGCTGACCACCGTCTCCTTGATGTCGAACCAGCCCATCTCCATGCTGCGCTGTGTGGGCATGTTCTTATCCGAGCGGTTGCCGCGCACCAGATAACCGTTGTCCCGCATCCACTGGAACAGCCGGGTAGCGCCGATTTCCACGCCGTTCTGCTTCAGGATCTTCGCTAGGTCCCCCACCAGTATGCTCTGCTTGCTGGCACTCACGGCATCCGCAAACAGTCCCTTGGGGGCCAGCTCGGCAATCTGCCTGTCCTTGTGTTCCAGCTCTTCGTGCGCCGCGATCAGCGCCTGCGCCATCAATTCTGAGCGGGAGAGGGGCTTTGCCGTGTAACTACCTGTTTTGCGGATACTGGGGATGATCTCATCTGCTACCAGCGCCTGGAACTTCTCGGCGGTCTCGTTCTTTGCCTTCATGGCCAGACGGTAAAAGATGTTCTCAGGGATGTAGCTTTCTTTCCCAACTTGCTGGGAAAAGCCAATATCACGCAAATACTTGTCGATGGTCTCCCAGCGGACGTACTCAAGCCCGTTCTTGGTCTGGGTGAACCCAAGCCCGCGGGCAACGTCCTCCAGGCGAAGGTATGCGGTGCCGTCCTGTTCGTAGCAAGACACCCCGGAGATCAGAACCGGTGCCAGATTCGTGTTGTTCATGTTTTGTTTTCCTCCTTTTCTTTGATAAGCTCATCAACAGCCGCTTCCATCCGGGAGCGGATGCCGTCCGGTTTGCGCTTGCTGTTCAGAATTAAGGAGATGTACGGCTTTCCGTACCCCATCTTCTGTCCAAGCTGTTCCATTGTGATACCATTGTTGTGCATCATCCCGATCAGTCGGCCAGTCCAAGATTCTGGCATTCTTTCACCTCCTTTTTATGGGTGAATATAATTTTGCTAGTTGAAAAAGTTTACAAAATGTGTTACTATGTAATTGCAGAATACAAGTTAAAAATCAGCTTAGGCGGTTTCCGCCGGGGGCTTGTGTTTTGTGAACTTTTTTAACTGACAATGCTATTATAGCAGTTACTTTGGTAACTGTAAAGAGTTTCTTGTAAACTTTAGTAACTTTGGTGTTCTGCACAAAAAAGGCGGTGCTTTTTTTATGGCGTTTTACGAAAACTATCTACGTCTGTGCGAAAAAGTAGGTAAGACCCCATCTGGTGCTGCTTTGGAAATGGGATTGTCGAAGCCTACAGTTAACCGCTGGAAAAACGGCGGCGGTCTTACGGACGCAACCGCATTGAAAATTGCCGCCTATTTCGGCGTTACCGTTGCGGAGCTGAAGGGAGAAGTACCGGAGCAAAAAGAAAAGCCCACTCCCAGTGAAGAGAGTGAGCTGAATGCGCACGCAAAAGCCATACTATATAAGTATGAGCAGCTTGACCCTGCGCAAAGGGTTATGTTTGAAAAGATGCTTGACGCTGCACTTGAGGCAGCGAAAGGGAAAGAAAATGAAAAAAGCTGAATTTCAGGCTGTTATTAATAGTTCTGTGAGCGAATACGCACGAAAAGCAATTGCAGATCTGGACGCTCATCCCGAGTTCTCCGATCTTGAAAGAGTGGCAGCACTGTACAAGAGCTCCCTGATCGGTTCCGTTGAGATCGTGATCGATGCCCTGCGAAAAACAGGCGTGTTAAATTTTGACGACTGATTCTTTGGAATTAGCGAGCTCGTTCAGACCGTCTCTGATGCAGTTGCTCACCGCAACATAGGATGTTTCTTTTCCCAAAAGGTGAATCAGATCTGCGGCTTCCTGTGGGGTGGCTGTAATTTCGATTTTCATAACGTCATCCTTTCTGCACAGCTTCCAGCAGCGCGTCAACATCGATGTTAAGAGAAAGTGCAAGCTTGATTTTCTCAAGTATAACACATTCCGGGGCCGATTTCATCAATTTTGTGCTATGTTCTTGCACTTTGTTTTCCTCCTTTGGTCATTGAAAATTTGTTTTCTGGCAGCCGGTTGGCTGCCTATTTTTGAATCTAAGAGGTGTTTTTATGGCTTGGAAAAAGAATGATGTTGTCAACAACGGCGAAAAAACGAAGAAAAAACCAAACGGATGTGCAATTATCGTTGCAATTCTTGTGTTCGGGCTTGCGTTTAGTTTTCTTTCTGCCAAAAATATTGCAGACGATGTTGACGTTGTATTCGATGCCACGAAATATGAGCACGAAGACGGTTCCGGCCTGACAGAAGATGAACTTATCAGCATGATCGGAGAACCAGACAGCACAGAGGACTGGACTTACAGCAACGGTCAAGCCATTCATACGCTGTTCTACGGAAACAATACATATGATTTCGTATTTGAACGCCTGCATCGAATCACACTTTATGACGTTTTCCCTTATAAGTATAAAGATCAGTTCCTTACAATGTTCAATCTGAAAAAGACAGGTAAAACCACTGTAAACGACACCGGAACATGGTATCGCGCTTATAACTGCGGAATCAATGACCTTTGGCTCAATTATGAGAACAATAAAATCACAACGTCTATTATCACCTACTCAACATTCTTCAATTAAATTTGATTATGACATGGCAAGAGAAAAGCTTCCTAGTGAATTACCTTGGTGACCGGGAAAAAAAGTGGGGGCTCCATGATGATGTAAAAGGTCGGTTTTATCCTTTCGACAAAAATGTCAAAGAGATCATTTCTGAAGGTTACATCATTGACACTCCTGAAAAATATGCTTTAACAGATTCCGGTAAAACAGTATCAAAAGATTTCAAAAAAACCGAAAGAGACCGACGAAACACCGCACACCGAAAAATAATGTCGCTTGCAATGGAAAGAGACTATCTCGGTGCATATAATGCCCGTGCAGAGTACGAACGAAACAGTGTTATTCCTCATGGAATATCGATTTCTTTTGGCACCAGCCTTACTTCTCCCGGCTCATCATCATCTCAAAACTCAATTTATGAGTATTGGAAAGAAGAAAAGGAAATTCCGTCCCATGTTCTCTGCTATATTCGCAATTCAGAAGCTATCGATTTTTCAGATTGCAATAATTCGGAAGCGTTCAAGAGTGACTTAAGAGCCTTTTATGTTGGAACGCAAATATCCGGGAGCAGTGATATTTCTCTTCCAGATGATTTTGAGACGTATCGCGGAGAATACTTAAATTGCCCGTCTCTGGAAAAGCAGCTAAAAGAAAAATGCCTTTTCAAAAAGATTCCTCGGTTAAGCATCTACTACAACACAAAGGTTTGTGTCTTTAATTTTATTTCAACTGGATTGATTGATTCGTGGGATGGAAATTTTCAGCTTGGAACCTACGACTGCACAGATCCATACAATTTTGAGATGGCAGAATTTGAATTTTACTCTGAACTCGGAATCACTTCATTTCCAAAAACTTTCAGAACCTATTTTAAGCATAAGAAAGACAATTCGGAAAAGTATCAAGCTTGGATGGCAGAGATTGGAGACCGAAGACTTGAACCTATTAAGGCTTGTCCTAATAGCTAATTTCCTACCACAAACGCATTATACATCTTTCAGTTGTAATATTCAATAGATATCACGAAATAAATTCGATTTTTCTGAAAATAGTTAGATTTTCACTTGAAATCATCCAGCCGCTGCATCTTCTGCAGCAGCTCCCCAGCAAGCTCCCCGCCGGGGCAGTTGGCGGCATCCAGCAAGCGCCGGACGCTTTCCGCCTTGCGGGTTACATAAAAGCGGGCCTTGGTTTGACCCTCGGGCGGCATATCCTCGTAACACGCCAGGGCGGCGCGGATATGGGTGCAAAAGCTCTGCATTTTGTCCATAGATCATTCCTCCCAGGGCTTTGGAGTGGGCCGCGTGCCGGTGAGCACACTGGCGGGCATTCCGTCAATGATAGTCATATCGGGGTCCATGCTGACTGTCTGACTGTTTTTCATTTCATTTTCCTCCTTTTTTGGTAATATTTGCATCTTATGCACCAGATTCTACCATGCGCCAGAGGAAAATGAAATCTGTGTAATTTTTGTCGAATGGCGCAGAGTTTTTCTGCGCCATTTTCCTTTTATAACACGCTGCATTTAGGGGTGATAAGCATGAGTTATTTTACCGCTGATCAAATCGGGAAGGCGCTTTCAAAAGCGCGGGTATCCGCCGGGCTAAGTCAGAGAGAGATTGCAATCCGCGTCCAGAAGGGAGAGCGGACAGTGCAAAGCTGGGAAAAAGGTGACACAAGCCCAGACAGTGACGAGATCATGGATTGGTGCACAGCCTGCGGAGTATCCCCCATCACGGTTTTTATGGAAGTTATGCACCCGGATCTGTACGCAGTGCCAGACGGGCAGAAAGAAGATGCAGCCATAGATAAGGAACTTCACACGCTGGTGCAGGCGCTTCCACCGCTCACCCGGCGGCTTCTGCTTTTTGTGCTCAAGGGCCGACATGGGAGCAGCCCGCCTGCGGTTATATCTGAAATGGCCGCAAACCTCCACTGCCCTCTCAACAACAGGGTCACTGTGTGCGGCACCATCATCGATCAGTACAGCTTTGCCAAAATCAGAGGGCTTGACCCGTGCCCGGACGAGCCGCATCCTCCAATAGAGGATTTGAAAATCAGTTACGCATCAGGGCGCACAGCGTCAGAGAACGGCGCTTTGGGCTATATAGGGCGCAGAAAGGAGTAGCGTAATGAAATGTGTCAGATGTCATGTAAACATCCCGGACAAGGCCCTATTTTGCCCGTGGTGCGGAAAGCAGCAGGATGCAACGTCCGCTCCCGTGCATAGAAAAAAGCGCCGCCGCCCAAAGGGGAGCGGCAGCGTGTACAAGCTGAAAGGGGTCCGGGCAAGGCCCTATGTAGCCGTGACCGGGAAAAAGGAAGTGCTGGGCACATACGGAACGCCCGGAGAAGCCGTCCAGGCGCTTGACGCATACAACGCCCAGAACACCCCGGCAGAGCGTCTGAAGTGTACTTTTGCGGATGCCTACGAAAAATGGCGGGCACAGCCGAAGTTTTCAAGTCTCAGCCGGGACATGATAAATGGATACGAGCTGGCTTTCAAAAAATCCGCTCCGCTGTACAGCCGACAAATGCGAGACCTGAAAGCGGAGGACTATCAGCAGATCATAGACCAGATGGTCGCAGACGGTCTTTCCCGCAGCTCATGTGAGAAGCAGCGCACCCTTTTCAGCCAGCTATGTGAGTGGGCAATGGCCCAGGACATCATAAACAAGAACTATGCCCAGCTCCTTCACCTTCCTGCCGCAGCCGGAAAGGCAGAGCGCACCCTTACGGCGGACGAGATCGCCAGGATCAGCGCCTACCAGACCGACAAGCGCTTTGGTCAGACAGCGCAGATTGCTATGGTGCTTCTCTATACAGGAATGCGCATCGATGAGCTGCTCTCCATGCGCTGCGAGAACGTGCATCTGAAGGAGCACTACATGCAGGGCGGCGAAAAAACGGAAGCGGGCAAAAACCGCATCATCCCCATCCTCGACCCCATTTACAAGATCATCGCCTTCTGGATGATGGACAGCGGGTGCGAGTGGCTGATACCTTCCAAGGCTGGAACGAAGCTGGACAAGCGAAACGTGGCCACGAAATTTCGGGCCTTGATGCAGGAGTGCCAGATCGAGGGCGTACACCCGCACACCCTTCGCCACACGGCCAGCAGCAAGATGGTGGAGTGCGGCCTTGAAAAAACCGCCGTGCAAGCTATCCTCGGCCACAAAAATTTTTCCACCACAGCAAACAAGTACGTTTCCCACAATGACCCGACATACTTGTTACATGAGATGCAAAAAATGAAATACTGATTTTGTTAGTTTGTTTGTTAGTTTATTCAGGTTTTTCACCGTATTTTACCGTGTTTTCACAAAAGAAAATGCCGTTCATGTGATTTAATATCACGAATGAACGGCATTTTTTGGAGCTGGTGACAGGAGTTGAACCTGCAACCCACTGATTACAAATCAATAATATTTTTCGTATTTATGTTATTTTTACAGCAAACGTTAGTTTGTTGTTCGCTTATTGTGTTTTTCCAGAGTGACAAAACGTCTGCCTTATTTTACAACAAATGTTGCAAAAATTCAACGCATGTATGCGGAGCGTTCTTTTGCAACGGCTTCGCACAGGCCAGAAACAAGGTCTTCCGCCATGCTCCACATGTGATGCAGCTCTACGCCAGCCGCAGAATCCTCACTATCAACGCCGGCAAGGATTTTCTGTGCAATGCGGCGGTTTGCATCAGCGTGCTCCATTTCTTCCCCAGAGAGCTTATACCACTCAGAAGAAGCATAGGGGCAGACGGTTTTATAGTCCATCGCCATGCCTGCGTAGTTCATCGCATCGCTGTACTCTTCGGCCATTTGCTTTGCAGCATGAACAAGTGTGTCCTTATACCCTGCAAACTTTGTTTCGTCCATCATAACCAGATCCTCCTTTTTACAGCTTCTCCACGGTCACAGCCATGTTGTTCACCACGGCAGCAGTACCGGTCAGAAGGAAGCTCAGGATAGAGCTTTCACAGCCGCACGCATTGCGCACCAGGAAAGTAAGTGCCAGATTGGTCGGTGCAGCCGCAGCGGCCACAGTCTGAGAAGCGGTAGCACCGATGACAGCCACGCCATCCTTCTGACCGGTCAGGGTCACGGTTCCCGCCGCCGTGGGGGCCAGTGTAGCAGACACGGTCACATGGTAGTAGCCTTGGCCCAGCAGGGTGATGGTGTTGCCGTCCTGCCGGATGTTGCAGCCGAACCGCCGGGAAGTGATGCCGACAGGGATAACGTCGTTTACCGCCACGGTCTGAGCCGAGGTGTTGGCGGTATAAATCGCAGATTTAGACATAAAAATCTCCTTCCTTATATAAAAAGGCGGAGCAGCCCTTGCCGCCCCGCCAATCCTCGCCTAAAGGGCGTATGTGTTAGATGTTGCCGCAGCCGTTATTGCAGCCGCAGAAAGGACCGGGAACCGGGCCCCACGCGGGTGCCAGCTGGTAGGCATACGGGGAAGATTTGGGAATACCGCAGACAGCCTGCTGAATAGCAAACTGCATGCTCTGCTGGTTATAAGCCCGCTCCAGATCGCCGTAACGGTTGGTAGCCAGCTGATCCAGCACCTTCTGGATGCCTGCCGTCTGGTTCTCCTTGATTGCAGCCGCAAAGTTGCTCATATCGTAGCGGACAGAGTCAATGTTGCGGTTGGTCTCGCAGCAACAGACCTGCTGCTGAGCAAAACCAGCGTTGGAGGCGCTTTCCAGATCCCGCAGTTCGCCGAGGATGTTGTAGTTGCCGTCCTTCACGGCTGCTGCCACATCATAGACCCCCTGACGGGTTGCGGCCACGCCCTCGTTGTTCTGGCGTTCCAGTGCTGCAAAATCGGTTGCGCGCTGAACGTCACCAGAGGTCGCAACGTTGGGCGGAAACATCGGGCCGCGGTTTCCACCGAACAGGCCGTTGCCATTACCGCCAAACAGAAGGGCCAGCAGAACCAGCAAACCGAAAATCCAGATGCCGCCGCCGCCAAAGCCCATAGAATCGTCCATAGCCATAGTTTAGCCACCTTTCAAAAATTTTGTGAGTGTATTCCCGAGTCCCTGTGCACCGGGGCCCTGAACCATATTAAGAATGTCATTAACAGGAATTCCGTTCTTTTCGCATAGCCATCTGGTCATGCTTTCGGGATCCTGTGAGCCGGCGTATCCGTTGAATGCACCGGACTTTTTGCAGTAGTCCATAAGAGCTGCCTGCGGGTTTTGTGCCGCATTGATGACGGCCATCATTTTAGATGCCTGCTTTATTGCGCCGGGCAGGCGGGCCATCAATGCGGCACAAAACCCGCAG